TAGCTCGCCAGGTATCAAACTTTTAAGGTAAGCTTCCTCCGCATGGAATCGCTCCTTGCCGTACCAGAACCATTCCTGGTGGGCTGCACGAATAACGTCGGAGATATGTTTGTCGTCTGTCACGGTTCGTGATCGGACAGCAATGAGGAGCATCTTCTGTATCGATGCTTCCTCGAGGGGACAGAAGTATGCGTTCGCTTCTTCATTCCACACCCATGTTCTCTTCAAAAAAGAAACGTTATTGATATGGATAAAAGGTACTGACGCACTTTCCTTATCTGCCATGGTGTATGTGACACCAATGGACTTTAGGACCCCGACAATGGCGGTATGATTAAACCAATCCACGCGCGATCCAGCGGTGTTGTCATCACCATACGTCAGAAGGGCTACATCTCGCTTGAAATTCCTCAAGCATGACGCATTTCCCTCTGGCGATAGCTTCATATAACAGTAGCGCATATACAAAGCATTGACAATGCAGTTGATGATCACCGTTAAAGGGTGACCTGAGGGGTTCGAACCAAAGAACATGATGAGATCGCCGTTCATGTTCACAACAGGAAAAGCAATGTCTTCAGCTAGAGCCCAGATCGGAATACATTCCTCAGCGGACCATCCTGCCCATCTTAGAATCTTGGTGATAACCTCGAAAGCTGCAAGAATCCACTCAGCAAGCATCTTCTTATCAAACTTACCGTAATCACCAGCAATCATTCTCTCCTTGCCGTGTTGTGTCAGATAATCATGGAAGTTAGACCATTCTCGTGACTGACACACTGCCCCAGGCGCTCCTTCGAATATCAGAGGGTTTTCTTGAAAGACCTTAACGAATGGTAAGAGCAGCTCTCGCACAACGACCGACATTTCAGCGGAACACGCTGTAAAAATGCGGATCATGCCCTCCGAAAGTTTTTTAAGAGCTCGAGCCTCATCCTTCTGCTGACCGCTGAAGACTGAACATCCTCGCGTGCCAGCCTCATAGGTTGCCCTAAGACGAGCAATACGTTCAAGGACTGCATCATCGAACATCTTTCCCTCTGGTGCTGTTTCGCGCGGATCAGGGCGCAAATGGAATTTTTTGGAATGATTGTATGGTTCTCCCATAGATGAATTGAAGTTCATCTTATCGAGATACTTCACACCGGCAATACCGTTGATAGCATCGTACATTGATAGGCGTTGTAGATTGTGCTGTGCTTCACTACCCAAAAGAGCAGTGATGTCTCGCACATACGCTTCAACGCAAGCATCGATATCAGCCTGGCAAACAATATGTTCCTGGTTGCATGTATCCATATAAGCATGACGCCATGGGAGCCAGTCCCCCAACGTTGGTGCTCCTACAGTTAGTTTCCATCCGCGCTCTTTTTGAATGCGTTCGGATAATAGTGTCGCTCGCACGCGCGTGCGCGGTTTCACATGACCACCTATGAAAGTACCATAAACGTTCACTGTGCCCGTTTCTAACCATCGAAGAGGCGATTTATGGTGGAGAGCCCCCAACACCTTCTGTGCTCCTGGCGCCGAAAGATTCGGCTCAGAGGCTTGGATGATGGGGCGCGGGAAGCGCACGCGGGCCATGGCTAAATCTGCTTGATTTAGGGGGGTGCTAAAACCGTAATTCGAGTAACCTCCCATGTAGTGCAAACCGACTACAGCTGCCACCGGCTTATGTGTGATCAATGGCGCGCCACAATCTCCGCCCTTTGTATTCTCGTGCATATATCCCCGCCAGAACATTCGCATACAATTGTCCAGCGGGTCAATAAACTCAACACGGGTGACAGCCCGAGCTCGATTCGGTGTTAATTCTGTTTCCGGAGTCTGGACCACAAGATAACCATCAAGAGTACCGTCCAATGTATCCGTAGAGATGAGGGACGTGATGTCCTTCTTAACCTCTACGCCGCGGAGTTCGAACCACACTTGGTCCTTATCCTCGCGGAAAAACATATCTTTGCGGAACAACTTAATCACCATATTGCGGCCACAACCCTTAGATGGGGCCTCAAATAAAAGGTGCATGGTGTACTCATCAGCTTTAAATCGGAAAAAGTGCTTAGCAGTCACCCACAAGTGGCCTCCCACGCACAAAGCATGTCCTCGGGTCCGGTTGCCGTCAGGTTTCTCAACTTCAACACGAGCCACATTTCGACTGATGGCCTTGACAAGCTGTTCTGAGGTCAAAGCTGCATAGTTACCTTGAGCTGGTGTCACATCAAAAGTTGTGGTCTGATAATCGTCCTTCTTCCAGACATTCTCCTTCTCAGATTTCTTGAAGTGCGAAGCTTCGACTGCCAAGCGTTGTCCTTGGATGTCCCATACCGACTCGTTACGCAATTGACAGGGACCATTACAAGGTCGCTTCCCATCACCAATGACATCCACCCACTCGTTGTTGTCACAGTAGTTTATATCTTGGGTGGGCGTGCGATCGCGTAGTTTGTTAAGCATCCACTTGGTGCCCTTCCAGAGAGCTGCTATGGTTGCCAAACCCGCTAAAAGTTTGTATGCGAGTTGATTCTTAACCATATGCTCTTGAACAGAGGCCACAGCTCCATAGATCTGGCGTAACCGCGGGTTACCCTGCGCGACTTTATGAATGATGCTGGCTCCCACTCGGCGAACAAAACTGAAGCTCAGTAACCAATTTGTAACAGTTCGCACTGGGTGATATCGATGGTACAAAGCAACGCCTCCGATGAGCATTTTGCCCAGGAAATAAGTACCCTTTGGGTCTCGAGTACAGCTACAACGGATTGACTCCTCAATTATAGCCGCCATATCAACCATAGATTCTTGAACAACAGGACGAGGTAATCTAGTCCATTCCATAGGACTCGCGAAGGGATTGCGACCATCGCGCGGGTAAGTTGTTCGAAACAATTCACCACGCGACCACGTATATTCCACGCGCGCATCACTCTCTTCGCGAACCCACGAATCCCCAGGATTTAAACCTTCAGGCAGCACAACAACTGCTCCAGCTTGCACTTCAGGAGTACAGACTACAGCTGATGTGGGACTCTTCGGACACACGCACCGTCCTTCCACGCGACTGCATGTTTTACACAACACGAACTTCTTCATAGCGTTGTCGTCAGTAAGCACCTTGCGTTGAATATGATCAAAAGTGCTCACAGTCTCCTTAAACCAATCTAGGAAAAGTTCAATATCTGAGAACGTTGCGACCTTTTCATGTCGAGCCATCTTACGTCCTGCTGCCGCTTCTCCTGCCGGTACTACGCGTTCCACAGTAATATTCCAGATATCGGGGTAACGGTCAGTGTATGGTGGAATTTTGATGGGATCCATCATTTCCGGAGCGTCCGAACGAGCAAATTCAGATTTCGGTGTGACTGTGATCACCCAAGGCAATCTACGTTGTACAGCTAGAGGACAGTGAAAATATGCTGGCGCATTCAAATCCTTAGCGTTGGATGTCGCTACGACAAATTCCGCACGCACAGGTGTTCGTCCTTTATCCTCAAGGCTCGCTTGGTTTGGAACAAGTGGTACATTGTTAATGATCTGAATGATCTCCATAAGAGAACGATCCTCAGAAGCCTTCGCCGAGCTAAGGTAACCGATATCATCCATTTGAATGCACCATTGTTGGGAATTGAAACCACTCCAGAACTCAACGCTAGCATTCCGCACATAGCGGTACTCATCATCCACTGGTAGACCGCGTAATTTTCCGTAATGCAAGAAAAGCATTCGCGTGAATGTGGACTTAGCCACACTTGAGTTACCAAAAACCAGCAAACCAAATGGGGCTTTTCGTTCCTGTTGAGCCGCTTGCTTCGACAAAATTGAACAATTGAGGGTTTCCAGTTCGTTGAGCAGGTTTTGAGCGATCTTCTTCTCTAAGCCCACGGCTCCAGAAAATTTAACAATCGAGCGCCCTTGCTCCAAGGATACTTTAAGATCTCCCACAAAAGCGTGAAATGTTGTGCCCACGGCTTCAAGATTGCCCAAGCTTAAGGCATTGCGGCGCAAGCGTTGAACTTCATCATACCAAGCTTGGTAAGGAACTTCTCCATGAATGAATGAATCCCATTCACCCGTCTTCATGAACACGAGGGCGCGCTCAACTGTCATAGATGCAAAGTCAATCAGAGCTCCTAAAAATCCCATTTTAGCCCAAGGCGTGAGAGTGTTTTCTTCAGCAACTTTGAACATATGCGCATCCGGTTTCAAACCTAAGAACGTGAGCAACCCGAAAGACGTAAGGTATTTCAGAACTGCACTAAATTTCTTCCCAAACGACGATTCCTTGATCACATCCCACTTGGTGATGAAACTCCGAAACGTTCGTACTTGAGCCAA